CGTGTGAGGAGGTAGCTCAATGCATGATTTAATCCGGATTGACTATGATCGCGATACCCCGACTGTCAGCGGGCGTGAGTTGCACGCCGCTCTCGAAGTAAACACGGATTATCCACACTGGTTTTCGCGCATGTGCGAGTATGGATTCACGGCAGAAAAGGATTATCAATTGGTTGGACAAAAATGTCCGACCAATAATCCGAAGAACCCAACAACGCAGCGTGCCGATCATGCGCTCTCCATCCCCATGGCGAAGGAACTTTGCATGCTTCAACGAAACGAGCAGGGCAAGAGATTCCGGCAGTACTTCATTTCCGTCGAGGAGGCGTGGAACTCACCGGACAAGATCATGGAGCGCGCCCTGCAGATTGCCCATCGGCGCGCCTTGGAAGCAGAGCGTCGCATCTTTGCGCTCGGCGAGGAGAACGAGGCCCTCGAGATCGCGCTGAACACTTCGCTCAGGTACTACACGGTCGCGAAGTACAATAAAACCTTTAACAAGGGGTGGAGCCTGACCCAGTGTCAGGCCATCGGGAAACATTTGACGGCGCATTGCCGCGCGCGCGCGATCGAAGTTCGGGCATGCGAAACGAACGATGAGCGCTTCGGCACGGTGAATAGCTATCCGCTCACTGCTTGGGAATCATTTCTGGAGGAGGCGGTGTAAATGGACCAGATCGTCAAGATCGCGGTTTGCAACCGCAAAACGAATCTGAAATACAAGAACCAGGAACACCCTTGGAGTTACCTGAAGGAACGCAACCGCACCCCAGTCCGCACATCGGAAACCGTCGAAGAATACCATAAGGCAAACAAAGAACAGCGCGATGCCGCAAAGGATCAGGGCGGATTTGTCGGCGGGTGGCTCAAGGACGGCCGACGCATCGCGCAGAATGTGCTGTCGCGCGGCGTTGGCGCGCTGGATGCGGACAGCATTCCTGCCGAGGTAGACTTTCCGGCGCTGGTCAGAGACAAGCTGCAGGGGTGCGAGTATTTTCTGTACTCCACGCACAGCCACACGACCGAAGCCCCGCGTTTCCGTATCGCCATCCTGTTCAATCGCGAGGTTGCACCAGACGAGTACCCAGCGCTCATGCGGATGATCGCCAAGCAAATCGGCATGGACTACTTTGACGATTCTACCTATCAGGCCAACCGCATGATGTATTGGGCGTCATGCCCGATGAACGGCGTGTTCGTCTTTGACGAGAAGCAAGGCAAGCCGCTTGATCCGGATCAGTATCTGGGAATGTACGCCGACTGGCGTGATGTGACCCAGTGGCCTACATCGTCCCGGCAGTCGGAAGCGATCCAGCACAGTTTGAAACAGCAAAAGGATCCGCTGGCCAAGGACGGCGTTGTGGGCGCGTTCTGTCGCGCGTATCCGATAGAAGAGGCGATCGCTGCTTTCCTGTCCGATGTGTACGAGCCCTCGGCGATGGAGGGGCGCTATGACTACATCCCGGCTGAGTCCAGCGCGGGCGTAGTGGTGTACGACGGCAAGTTCGCTTACTCTCACCACGCCACTGACCCCGCCTGCGGCAAACTGCTCAACGCGTTTGATCTCGTGCGGGCGCATCGTTTCGGCGACCTCGATGAAAAGGCTTCGTTCAAGGCGATGTGCGAGCTTGCGGTATCGCTGGACAAGGTAAAAATCCAGATCGATGAGGAGCGAAAAAGCGAAGTGGCCGCCGATTTCGCCACCGAGGGAAAAGACTGGCGAACGCTGCTCAAGTATCAGCCGAAAAGTCGTGTGCTGGAAAACAGCGTCTGGAACGAAATGCTGATTCTGAACAACGACCTCGATTTCGCGGGTTTTGCCTATAATGAGCTTGCCAGCCGGGTACAGGTAATCGGCGCTACGCCATGGGAACGCCCGGTGGATAACCGGTTCTGGCGCGACGCCGATACCGCGCAGATGAAAGCGCTTCTGGATGTACGCTATGTCAGCTTCAGCAGCCGAAACCACGATGTGTGCTTTACCAAGGCCGCGGATGACCGGCGCTTCCACCCAATTCGTGATTACCTTGGATCACTGCCGCTCTGGGACGGGCAACCGCGCTTAGAAACGCTGTTCAGCCGGTGTTTACAAGCGGACGATACTCCTTATGTCCGCGCGGTCAGCAGAAAGACCTTCGCGGCGGCTGTCGCCCGGATTTACCACCCTGGCATCAAGTTCGACTGCGTGCCCGTGTTCGACGGGGCGCAGGGCATCGGGAAGAGCACGCTGTTCAAGGATCTCGTCGGCGACGAGTTCTATTCGGAAACCCTATCACTGACCGATATGGACGATAAGTCCGGCGCTGAAAAGCTTCAAGGCTTCTGGGTTGTGGAAATCGGCGAGCTGGCTGGGATGAAAAAGGCAGATATTGAAAAGGTCAAAGCATTCCTCTCTACCTCGGATGACAAGTACCGCCCCAGCTACGGCAAGGTGGTCGAAAGCCACCCACGTCAGTGTATCATCATCGCCACCGTCAACGGCGAACGCGGCTATCTTCGCGACATCACTGGCAATCGGCGCTTCTGGGTTGTCAAGTGCCATCAGGCGGAGCAGGTGAAGCGCTGGCACTTTACCCCGGAGGAGCGCGATCAGATCTGGGCGGAAGCAAAAACAATCTGGGAAAGCGGTGAAAAGCTGTACCTCGAGGGCGATATGATCCCTGCTGCCGAGGCTGCCCAACGCGATGCCATGGAGATGGATGAGCGCCAGGGCATGGTTGAGGACTTCCTTGATATGATGCTGCCTGATGGTTGGGATGCTATGGGCACCTATGAACGCCGGAATTACTTCACAGATCGCAATCAGGACACAACACTGCCCAAAGGCGTAACACGCCGCCTGACCGTCAGTAACGCTGAAATCTGGTGTGAGTGTTTCGGCAAGCATCCAGCAGAAATCAAGACGTCCGACAGCTACGCAATCGCGGCGCTGATGGCGCAGGTGGCTGGTTGGGAGCGTACACAAGAGCGGAAAAGCACGCCGCCGTACGGCAGGCAGCGTCTCTACAGGCGAATATGAGCACAGGAGTAGGACGGACGGGACAAGATTTCTCCTTATATTCAAAATGGATAATAGAGATACAGAAAGCAAATCCCGAACGCAAACGCGCGCGTAGTAAATATAAGGGTTGGCCTGTCCCTTTGTCCCACTCGTCCAATGGTTTTGGAGGGTACGATGCAAGAGAAAAACGTTGAACAGCAACTGGTTCGGGCTGTCAAGGCGATGGGCGGCTTCTCCCCCAAGCTGGTCAGCCCCGGTATGGATGGAATGCCGGATCGCCTTGTCCTGTTTCCTAGCGGTAAATTGGCCTTTGTTGAAATGAAAGCGCCTGGTATGCAAATGCGACCGCTACAGGTACGGCGGAAACGGCAACTGGAGGCGCTTGGTTTTCGGGTGTACTGCGTTGACAGGCTGGAACAGATTGGAGGTGTGCTGGATGAAATTTGTTCCTCATGATTACCAGACCTGCGCAACTGATTTCATTCTGACCCACCCGACATCCGCTATCCTGCTTGATATGGGTCTAGGCAAGAGTGTTATCACACTGAGCGCAGTATATGACCTGTGTCTGGATCGCTTTGAAATCGGTAAAACATTGATAATCGCGCCTCTGCGTGTGGCGAGGGACACATGGCCGTCAGAAATCCTGAAATGGGATCACTTGCGGGGCTTGACCTGCTCCGTGGCAGTCGGCAACGAGGCTGAACGGAAAGCGGCGCTTCGGCAAAAAGTTGATTTGCACATTATCAACCGAGAAAACGTGCAGTGGCTGGTTGAGGAGAGCGGGCTGCCCTTTGACTACGACATGGTGGTGATCGACGAGCTTTCTTCCTTCAAGTCCCATCAGGCAAAGAGATTCCGGAGCTTGATGCGGGTGCGCCCTTCGGTCAAGCGCATCGTTGGGCTGACCGGCACCCCGTCCAGCAATGGCCTAATGGATCTCTGGGCAGAATTCCGACTATTGGATATGGGCAAACGGCTGGGGCGGTTTATCACCCACTACCGGGATGAGTTCTTCACCCCGGATAAACGTAGCCAACAGCAGGTGTTCTCCTACAAACCCAAGCCCGGTGCGGAGGAGGAAATCTACCGGCGCATCAGTGATATTACGATCTCGATGCGAAGCACTGATTACTTGGATATGCCGGAATGCGTTATGAACGAGGTGACGGTTACGCTCTCACCCGCTGAGCGCAAGGTTTACGAGCAATTGAAGCGCGACCTCGTGATTGCTCTGAAGGGTGAAGAGATCGACGCAGTAAACGCCGCCGCCCTCTCGGGTAAGCTCTGCCAGATGGCCAACGGCGCCGTATATGGCGATGGCAAAGAAACGATCGGTTTCCATGATCGCAAACTGGACGCATTGGAGGATCTGATCGAAGCCGCCAATGGCAAACCCCTGCTGATCGCTTACTGGTACAAGCACGATCTGGAACGGATCCGGGATCGGTTTCTCGTTCGTGAGATCAAAACGTCTAGGGACATCATCGATTGGAACGCTGGAAAGATTGCGGTAGCGGCCATTCACCCGGCCTCCACCGGGCATGGGCTGAACCTCCAGGCAGGTGGCTCTACCCTTGTCTGGTTTGGACTGACGTGGAGCTTGGAGTTATACCAACAAACCAACGCGCGCCTTTGGCGGCAAGGCCAGACATCGGATACGGTGGTAATCCATCATATTATTACCAAGGATACCATCGACGAACTAATCATGGCTGCCCTTGGCAGGAAGGATAAAACACAATCCGCGCTGATCGACGCGGTTAGAGCGAATTTGGAGGCGAAAGAATGACACAGACATTGAGAAAATGTTCCAGCATATCCAGTAGCGGATGGAGGGCTTTGGCGGATAGTATCATCCTTCAGGCTGTCGAGGATTATCGCCGCCTGTCATGGCGCCGAGTGAAGCGCCCCTATGACCTCGAACTCCGGCGTGAGATAATTCGAATCGAACGGTTTTTCCGTTCCGATTGGTTTAGCGCACTCTGTGATTTGGATGGAAACAAGCTGCTAAGGGACTTACGCGCTGACATGGGAATTGCGGAGGTGTCGTGATGACTGCAAAAGAGTACCTGAGCCAGGCGTTTAATCTGGATCATCGCATCAATGGAAAACTCGAACAGGTGGCCGCTTTGCGTGCGTTGGCAACAAAAGCGACGTCCACCTTGAGCGATGTACCCCCCAGCGGCAGTCGGAATGTGCAACGCATCGAGGACATCATCTGCAAAATCGTTGATCTGGAAAATGGTGTCAATGAGGATATCGACCATTTGGTAGACTTGAAGGCCGACATCATTGCGATCATTAAGGCTGTCGATCATCCCGCGTACCAGATGCTTCTGGAACTGCGGTACCTGTGTTTCAAGACATGGGAGCAGATTGCCGCCGAAATGGGTTATGAATTACGGTGGCTTCACCGTCTACACGGAAAGGCTCTCGGTGAAGCAGAAAAACTGATTCATCTGAAACAAGCCACTAAAAGCCACTATAAAACACCCCCTTTGGCATGATAGAGTACAATCAGCAAAAGTGGAGCGGGAGAAAATCCCACTCCACTTTTCCCTACCAATCTGGAGGTGACCTCGTGCCAAGCAGACCCAAGCGTCCCTGCTCCCACCCCGGCTGCCCAAGGCTTACCAACGGTCGGTCCTGTGAGGAGCACGCCAAACAGGAAGCCCAGCGTTACGAGCGCTACCAGCGCGACCCAGCCATGAAGAAACGCTACGGCCGGGCGTGGCAGCATGTTCGCGATCACTTCATCGCGGCTCACCCGCTGTGCGAGCGGTGCAAGGAGCGTGGCACGATCACTCCCGCGCAGGAGGTACACCACATCGTCCCGCTGTCGCAAGGCGGTACGCACGATGAAACGAACCTCATGGCGCTTTGCACTTCCTGCCACTCCGAGATCACCGCCAGAGAGGGCGGTCGCTGGGGCCGTTAGGGGGGGTATTTTACCTCTACGACTATTTGTTCGGCGAACGGCCTGGGGGTCACGCACATAAAAACTACAATTCAAACAGGGGATAAACCCAAGCAGGAAAGGGAGTACAGCGCATGGCCAAGGATGGCACCAACCGGGGCGGCCGCCGCGTGCGCGCGGGCGACAAGCCCACGCCGCTGGCGGATAAGATCACGGCTGGCAAGACGGCCAAGGTGCTGGAAGCGCCTGACCTCAAGCCCGAAACGGCACTGACAGGGACGCTGCTCCCTTCACCCGCAGCTCTGACCGGTACAGATATGCCGGAGCCGAGCGAATACCTCCGCGCCAATCAGAAGGACGGCAAGCCGCTCGGCGCGGACACACTGTTCATCGAAACTTGGTGCTGGCTCAAAGAGCGTGCCTGTGATCAGTTCATCAGCCCCCGGCTCGTGGAAGCCTATGCGCAGGCGTTTGCGCGCTACATCCAGTGCGAGGAAGCCATCAGCGCCTACGGCCTGTTGGGCAGGCACCCCACGACAGGCGGTGCGATCGCCAGCCCCTTTGTACAGATGAGCCAGTCGTTTCAGAAACAGGCAAATCTGCTGTGGTACGAGATTTTCGATGTGGTCAAGCAAAACTGCACTACCGCCTTT